AATTACCTGGACCATATCCAAGATACTCAAAAGTATGTCCAGAAGCACGAATAATTGATGGTCTGCGGAATTCAATTGAAGGAATCTTAACTTTATGAATAACTGAATTTTCTTCATGAGTATCTGGTTTTGAACCAAGTGCTCCACGAATAACAACTATCTCGTCACTATTAACACCTTGTAGAGTATCATTTGAAACTCTCATGATTTCATTATCAATCTGAATGTAAGATCCCAGTGGGAATCTTGCCATTGTTCCAATACCAGAATGTATAACTTTAAACTGAGTATCTGATGAATTGAGACCACCAGATTCAGAGAGAGTCATTGTCTCACCATCATAAATGGTAAATGCTCTAGATTTGAGATTTTCATTTGACTTATCAGATACACCTTCATTAGAAGACAATCCATGCTTCAGAATATATCCTGATGCTGCTCCAATACCTCCAGATACTGTAAAGGTATTGATACCAACTACAGTATCTACAATGTAATCACCCACATTATTGTTACTACTATCAATTGATCTAAACTTATTACCAACAACTAACCCATGACCTGTTGCAGTAATAGTATCTCCAGAAGCAGTAAATCCAACCGAAGGACCAGTAATCAGTGCATAATGATCTGATGTTATTCCAGGATCTCCAGATGTTCTTGCAATTGAAACACTATTTCTTCCTGTAACTGCACTAATACGATGATATGTATCGGTTGATGTTCCAACACCAGTAAATTGAATTGTATTTCCAACTGGTGATGAAATACTAGAAGTTGATATTAAAATGTTGGCACTTGCGGATCCACCAATAACTGTGGGATCAAAATAAAGTTGTTCTCCATCAGTATAATTAGAACCACCAGAAATAATATCTACCTCAGTTACACTACCACCAGAAACAACCACCTTTGCAGTTGCACCATCCCAATCAACCAGTCCAATTTGATTATAAAGTTTTACATTATAATATGTTCCGTTTGTGTGTCCACTTCCACCATTAAGAGTTGTATAAGTTACAATACTACCGAATTCATGATTCCTGTCAAATGTGACTGTCGCAATACCTGAAGATGATGCAACTGAAGAAATATCAAGTCCAACACCTAATGTTGTCAGTAAAGAATCAATACTCTCTTTTGTAATACTCTTTTTAAGATCATTCGTCTGAACTTCTCCGATTGGAGACCTTAGTGCATAAGTTTTTGCGGAATTTGGATTATCGTTAGGATTGTCTCTATCAAGTTGTGGATATAAGTCAGATACATTTTGACTATATTTGAGATTTGTAAATTCATTTTGAATTGCATTATTTGCATTCAATAGATAGACGTGATAAATTCCATTCTTTTCTCCATCATCATATTCAGAGATAAATTCATTTCTATAAACATAAAGATTTGATTTGAAATCATTTCTTTCAAATCTTGGAAGAGAGATTGAACGATCATTTACATCATTTGTGAATGTACCTGGTGTTGTTGTTGAAGTATATTTAAATGTTAAATCATCAACAACCATAACATCATAAGTTCCATTGTATGCATTGCCTGCAGAACTACTATCGGTTACATTTTTAATAATAACAGAATCTCCCGTTTTTAAATTATGTGGAAGTTCTGTTACGACTGTTACTGTTGGTGATGAGAAAGAACAAGTTTTAATAAATCTTGGATTACGATTCCAATCATAATTTGTAGAATCAATAGTAGTTCTATTTGTATCAGCAGCTCCAACATATCCAGTGGTGCTGGATTCTTGTAAAATAAATCCCGGTTCTGGTGTTTTTGCGTTTGAAAGTTGCTTCGGAACTACAACTCTAAGTTTGTAAATTTTCTCATCAAGACTTCTATTATCTGATGTTCTTTTGATTGTAGTTGGTTCTGTTGCACCAGAACCGGTAAGTTGTGAAGTAATAGTATTTTCACTAGAACTTACATTGATGTACCACTGACTTCCATCCCATTGAACTGGATGTCCCAAATCTCCTGCAACTTTATCAGAAACTCTCGTGATGATTTTTAAGTTGGTTCCACCATAAACGGTAAGTTGCTCATCATTATTTGCTTCTGCTTCTGATGCTGCAAGTTTGATTGTTGTATTATTATCGGCAATTGCATAATATACTGTATTTGTTTTAAGATTTTCTGGTAAATCTCCATCATCACTAATAATAACAACTTTTTCACCAGTCGTTAAATTATGAGTCCCTCCACCAGAAACTGTAAATGTATTTGTTGTAGGTGCTCCAACAGAATATTCTTCAAACGATGATGCTCCACTTGGCATCACAATATCTGCCGAATCACTTCCAAGATAAAGTTTGTCCCCTACCTTTGCACCAACACGATATCCCTGTGTAAGAACTGGTGGTTTTATACTTTCATTTGTAAATCCAAAGAGATATAATCGTGTTGAAGTATTTGATGCATCTTGATCAAGAGTCAACCAATCAATATCTTCCTCTGTAGATTCAATTGCTCTTGGTGGAATAATGTGTGTAATAAATGCTTTATTATCCTTCTCAAATGCCTCCTTCTTGAATCCTTCAGAAACTAAGGATAACTGACCAAAGTTAGAGTTTGAGTTTGTTATAGAGGCATCTCCTCCACTCTCAGCAACAAAATGCTTATTATATCCAATTGCAAAAACAGAAACAACCTGAACGATTGCATCATTGGAAATTTTAATGTGTGACTGTTCCCATCCTTTTCTATAGATTGCATCAGAATCTAAGTGATAAACAACTCCACTTGATGAAGATTTTGAGGATAAATCTGAACCAGTTTGTGTTGTTCCTACCGAATAAAAACTATTTTCATATAAACGACCCGATTTACTATATTTTACAAATGCTCTGTCGTCTTTCTGAAGAGATACACCAGTAAATTGTGCAACAACCATTGAACGGAAACCAGTTGCCTTGCTTCCATCCGCGTGCATTCCGTTCATACCCCATACAGAACGCATAGAGATATTGAAGATATAAGGAGAAGCACCAGAAACAGTATCTGTCTCAATCGTGACTGTTCCTTGATTTGTGAAACTTGGTGTTATGAACTGTATATCAGATTCTAAAGTATAGAAAAATACTTTATTATTACTTTCACTAACATTTGAAACTTTCGTTGAAACATTATAAAGAGAATCTCCTATTCCTTCAATACGAATTGGAGTACCTTCATTTAAACCATGAGGTTCTTGTGTTGTAACAGTAATCGTTCTTGATGGATTTGCTCCACCATCACCTGATTTGATTTCTGTAATAGTGATTGGATCGGCAGCAAAAGCACCAACTATTTCATATTCTGGCCTTCTAGATGTAAATCCATCAGGATTTGTTGTGAATACATCATCACTATCAACTGCTCTACCAGATCCGGATGCATATGCGATTGATAATTTTGCATAATACATTTCAAGATCTGTGAGACCTTTTGTACCAACATCGTTTACACCATCAGCATATTCAAATACTGTGAGTTTATGGTGAGAGAATGTTGGTGTAGATTTTAATCCAAAATTAGTTGGTTGTGTATAAACTGTACTAAATTCGTCCCCATCAAAAATAGAGAATTGCCAGAGATAACATGCACCAGTAATTCTAAAAATTGCAGAATTATCTACAGAATCATCAGTTGGATTTGGAACATATTTTGGTCTTAATTTGGTTTTTCTTAAATCTAAACCAATAATTGATGTTCCACGTGGAACAATAACACCACCATAAACACTATTAAATTTATAGAGATCGTTATTTTCTTGTGTTAAATCAAAATTGGAGTCTAATGTAAGAGAAGGAACACTACCAGAACTACCATTTGGTAGTGTCACACCCCCAGAACTATCAATACTGTATCCTGGTCTATTATCAATTATGTGCTCACCAGGCATCAAAAGAATTGTAGTCTTCTCTACCTCATCGTTATTATTCCCTTTTACATAAGAAAATCTCGCAGACTCTAATAATGCTCTCTGAAGAGTTTTAAAGGGTCTTGCGAGTGAATTACCCTGATTACTAATACTATCAGTTGAGTCCAAATCCGAAGGACTTACATATAATATACGACCCTCAGTGTTCTTAATAATGGAATCTAATTTGTTCAGAGGCATTGTATTACTGCTTCTATACTATTTGCTATGATTTATTTATCCCAGCAAATCTTCTTCACCATTATAAAATGCTTGTATGTCTTCTGGTAAATTTTCTGGATTTAATATCTCTATCGGATCAAAGCAAGGATGGCAATTTTCCAATATCAAATAGTTAGAACCTTTGTAAATATCATCTACTGAATACTCTTTATTTTCTTCTGCTTCTTGTACTATTTCATAGTCATACATATAACCTTCTGGCAAATCATCGAAGGTAAATGGAACATCATTCAAGAAGAACATTTTCACTATAACTTTATGATCGTTATACCAACAGTTCTTTGTCGTTACTGTATAAGACATAACATTCTGTTTAATTTTATTTATTTCCAAGAAAAAAGGTTCCCGCACCACCAGGAACCTTATAATCACCACTTACCCATAGGAGAAAACCCATAATATTAATCTCGATTCTCGCAGAGTGACTTTACTGATAGTGGGGCAAACTCCTTCCCCTGAGTTTTATTTATTTTTACCCCTGTAGGTATCAGTCTGTGCGTGACAGTTGGGACAAAGAATACGGAGGTTTTCTATAATATTATTATACCTGTTTCCATCAATATGGTCAAGTTCTATTGGTGCTGGTTGTCCATTCCATTCACTTATACCACAGCACTCACACTTATGTTGTTTAAGACCTTCTGCTAGTAATCGATTTTTGAGTTTGTATGATTGAATAGGTCTTTGATTTGACAAATATTCTTCAACTGGTCTTTTTGGGCCAACTTTTTTACCCTTATTCCAACTCTGCCCGTGCATATGCTCTTTGGTCAATCCCAAAGCATCTGCTCTTTTTTTGGCACAAGCATAATTTCCTCCAGCTTCTACCAGTCCAAGTTTTCCAAGAACTTGTCTGATAGACCCACTAGTAGTCCATGCTTCTATAAAATCAGCATCAGTATAATTTCTATATTGTCCCATTTTAAAAAGGAATACTTAATACTATTTAGTAAAAGTTGCGTTTTAAGAAAGTAGGAGTGGCGAGACTTGAACTCGCACGACCGTAATGGTCAACAGATTTTCTTACCACTACAAGTTTCCTTGCCCTTGCGGTTTGTGGTCTGGACTATCCCTTCACCATACCTTTCGGTTTAGGTGCTCCCCGTCTAGTCTCTACACCTTTATCTTACGATGCTTGGCTCGGGATTGCCATTTTACAGGTTTCCCCGAATTTGAGGAGTTACACTCATAAGATTTCTCAAATGAGGCTCAATTTTCTAAGTCTGGTGTGTCTACCGATTCCACCACACTCCCGTGATATGAGACCATTATAACTCAAAGAGTGCTAATGGTCTAGTGGGTGATACTGGATTCGAACCAGTGACCAATAGAATGTAAATCTACTGCGCTACCTCTGCGCCAATCACCCGATGAGACAATCATAACACTCAGAGTGCTGATTGTCAAGTGCTCCTTGTCAGGATCGAACTGACCTTTCTTCTGTTATGAGCAGAGTGCTTTCACCAGAGAGCTAAAGGAGCAAGGTACTCGTGGATGGATTCGAACCATCTCAAAGGCGGTAATCTGCCGCAAAGAGTTTATAAAACTCCTCTGACTACCAAGTCTCACGAGCAAGGAAAAGGATGAACTTACTGAGCTTCGTTATTATTCTCAGTGTATATTCGGAAAAGTTCATCATCGGCAGGAACCATCACTGCCGCCTTACCATCGTCTCCCATTATACCTATTGTCTCTCCGTTTTCAACTCTTTCAAACAATTCATCAAAGTTTTCTTCCCACTCTTTCACGGTAAAGATTTCCATAGTTGGTTTATTTATGAGGAAACAGCAAGGTCAGCATACTCGATTTGGTCATCTTCAAGATTTTCTGTCACATAGTTTAACACATTCATAAACTCATCAACACTATCACATTCAACAAACTTTTCATCACCTTGATCTCCCAAAAGCAAGAAGGAACGAGAGCAGATGTCAATTACAATACCTTGGACGCATTCGGTGTTGTTCATGGTGTGTCGGGTGCTTCCCTTGATTACCTGTATATTATAGGGCATCCGGGCAGGGGTGTCAAGGGGGGGGTCAGTCAAGAAAGTGGTTGTGTGGAAAGATTTCCTGCATTATCAACCACCAACTTAAATTTTGTTCCATTTGGAGATTTAATTACAATGTTTGCTTCTTCAGCACAAAGTTTTCCCCAAATAGTGACATTTTCAAATACTGAGTCACCAGATCTCGTAAATATCGGATTTCTTGGTACAGGACAGGATTTTGCCATTTTAGGTTAAAATATTAACTGCTGTTGAAATTGGAGAATTTGATGCTATCAATGCCAAATCTTCAATTAAAGTTCCCTTAAAACATTTTAGAAAAGAACTCGCCAATAATATATCAGCAATAGTTCCTTTTTGTGATTTAATATCTACATTTTGTCCAAGTACTTTAATATCTTTTGTTTTATGCTCTTCTTCATATCCAATTTGAATTTTAGGTGATTGCATTACAAGTTGCTCAGATGCATCAATAGTGATTGCTTTCCCATAAATCTTAATATGTCCCCCATCAACATTGATTGAAAAATCACCTTTATGAGAAATAAATTGAAATGTATTTTGTTCTGGATTAACTAAATCTGAATCACCAACTTCAATCTGCAGTGAACCCTCACTCACAATCTTCGACATACCACTTTCAGTATGTGACTGAACACAACGAATGCCAGAATCAGTTGTGGACATCATTTTAAATGAGTCTCTTCCAGGAGAACCCATTTGAGGATTTCCAGTTTCAATGACTAATTTTGGTCCAAATACATCATAAGCTCTAGATTCCTGTCCCATAATTAACTCACACAATCAATAACTTGAACAATTTCAGTTTGTGGTGTTACAACTGACATAATAGGTCTCAACACTGCCCCAAAACCACTTATACTTTGAATATTTAGGTCTGGTAATCCATTATATGCAAGTCCAGGAAGAACAGAAACATTAGTAACTCTTCCTTCAGTAATTTCTATCTCAAGACCATCTATAGTATCTCCTTCTTCATAATCTTGACCTGGATTTTCAATTATCACATCACTAATATAAAGTGGTAGTTCATCAATATCTGCAGGATAATTTTCACCTTCACTTGTAATCACAACAGAAGTAACCTGTCCAAATGTCGGTGATGATGGATTTTGGTCAATGATTGCGCGACCATATGCACCATATCCTTTATTACAACTATCTTGGAATGTTACAATCGGTGGTCTTCCATATCCACTTCCTGGTTCGGTCATATTCACTCCAACAATACTTCCAACTTTTAATATAGAACCAACAGCATCTTCTGTATCAACATTATCAATAATATTACCCAGAACAACTTCACCGGCAGCACCGACACCATTTCCACCAAAGAAATTGACCGTTGGTAGTCCACATTTAGTAATGTTTCCAAATTGACAAGGGCCAATACCACCAGTCTCACTTACTGGTGCTCCAAATATGTTCCATTTGCCATATTGTCTTTCAAAATCACTTGCAAGATTTGTGGCACCTTGAGAGATTGCAGTTCCACTGAAAATAGTATTCCAAGCACTATTCTCATCCTCTTCATCCATATCTTTCAATAATCCTTGATCGATTTTATATTTACTGCTTGCAGGACAAAGCTTTTTATCATCACACTCAAAAAGATTTGCAATCTTTCTAATTGCATTAATTCCTGTAAGTAAAAAATCTTTGATATTAAATCCAAAAATATTTTTCCCAAACCCGTTTAAAATGTCTGCAATTGGTGCAACTAATGGACCTACAATTGAATCAACAATATTTACAAGATTATTTGTAAATGCACCTATAAGTTGCTCAACAACACACTGCCCAGCATTCAAAACATTTTTGACTGCTCCAGTAATCAAATCTGTTAGCGCATCCCTTGCACCCTCCAGTACTTTAGTTGCGGCACAAAATACACCATCAACAAGTTTTTGAGCAAGAGGTATTAATGGTTTCTCAATTCCAATAATTGCAGGAATTCCATAACCACTAGCAATAAGAAAACTTGTAAGAGTATCAATTCCATTTTTGATAACCTCAGATAATTTGGCATTTAAAGAACCAAGCATCTTGTTGGTAAATCCAGTGATAGTACTACCAATTAAATCTACGACAAAGTTAATTTCATTAGGAAGATTTACAATTGCATTCCCTACTTTTGTAATCTTATCAAAAAAGTTGGTTAGATATGCTTCTATTCTTGCAAAAGTATTATCCTTGCAAGGATCTGCTTGTATAATTATTTTCCCTGTTGTATTAGATTCTTCTCTAGAACAACTCATAATTTATTTTCCTCCTTGTTTGATGTTTATTATCCATAGTTTTGCCCCACTCTTTTAATAATTCTTCCACCACTACCAGAACCGGGTTCATCTTCAATAAATCTATATCCGTTAGATTCAAATTTTTGAAGTTCTTCTGAAGTAGGAGTTCTGTTTACAGGAAGTCCTCCAGGTTGAACTGCAATATCACCAGTATTTATTTTTCCAAGTGCTCGGTCAACTGTTTGTCTTTGTCTTATTCTTTCTCTTTGAGCAGCTGCTTCAGCAGGATCTATAGTGTTACTATCTCTAGTGTTACTAAGATCTATAGTGCCTAAATCTTCTTGTGGTGGATCAACTTCCGGACTTTTAAATTCTCCAGGCTTTGGTTCTTTATCTGGGTCAACTCCCATCTCTTCGAGTTTATTGGTAGGAGTTTCTCTTTTTTGGGACTTATCAGAACCTGAACCTGTGTTTAATGGTCTTGGAGTACAAACACCTTCACAAGAATTTACTTCATCATTTTTGTAAATGTTTTTTGGTTGATTTTTTCCCCAGAAACCACTCTTTGCATCAAATCTTCCGGGACCAAACTTTACGACAGATTCACCACCTAATGATGATCTAGGTATTACTCCATCAATAAAAGCAATACCTCTCTTTCCTCCCATTTTATAACCAGTAACAATATCTCCCTGAACTATTTTAACTGATTGTCCACGATTTGCTCCTCCACTACCGGCAGTGCAAGGAAGAATGCAAATTGCATATTCGATATTGTCATCATTAATTTCTGCAGAACTTGATGAATAAAAGTCGTGAATTGCAATCTTATATCTCCATCCCCACCCGGCACCAGATGCCTGTTCTTTTTGATAATCAAATCCAACTACTGTAGCTAGAAATGGTATTCTATTCTCTGTGGATAAACTGTTTTTCATTATTTTTTATTTTTATTGGTGTATGCTCCAAAAGAATCACGAACAAGAGTTAATGATGTAAAAGATCTCTTTGTATCAAAATGATGGCAAAGATCTAAGATTAAATAATTTCCACTTTGATTTATATCAAAAGAACTAATAACTTTATCATCAGTTAATTTTTCAAATTCACACCTTATAACATCACCAGCTACTAGATTTAAATTTGATGGTATCATTATATCTATCTTCTGACTCATCAATAGATTATATCTCATTGCTGCTTTTGAAAGATATTCTCTGGGGTCATTATTGATATTGACATCAATTCCAGAACTAAATGAACCAACATCTAACATTGAAGAGAATGTTCTTGAATAATAATTGTTTGATTTTACAGGAGAATAATCAATATCTCTTCCTAAAGTTGTTGTTAACTTATTGTTTTCAATTTTAAAGATGAATTCTGTGACTTCTAGTGTAAGAGGATTTGTAAATATGTTTCTAGTCTCGTAGACCCCAGACTTCATTGCATTTACAATGTTCTGATTTTTTTTGACGGAAAATGAAATTATTTTATTATTATTATGGTTGTCTTCAATACCAGATGTCATTGCCCCACTATAATAATAAGTTTCTTTTGGTTCTTGCTTAATTAGATTATCAATTGCTTTGTATTTAAAACCTTCTCTAGTTTGATAAAAGAAAAATCCAGGATTTCCTTCCGCATATGTTGACATTGATGCAAGATCTGTTACCAATTCAAATGGATTATCATTAGCACCAACAAATGAATATCCATTTCCAGTTTTATCTATATCCAGATTTGTTTCTTTTACATTGAAAGAACTTTGTAAAATCTTTTTTACAGAATCTGAAATATTTCCATTATATTTTTTAGAATTTGCAATATTAAAATTTTCTATTCCTTCTTTGGAAATCAAACTCATAACCACAGATTCTCTCTGCGATTCTTGATTTGGATTTGTTGCTGCGTTATTAAAAAGACTTCCTTTAAGTGGTCCAATTTTAAATTTAATCTCTTCTCCACCAGTAATTGGCAATGTATTATAAATTGTTCCAAAAATATTTTTACTTTCGTCTTTTAGAGTACTGCCAGTATCAATAAAACCAATCGTTGCAGTTACATTTGGAGACAATAAACTTTCATAATAATCAAACCCAACAACCTTTCCTATGAGATTGACTTCTGTATCACCCTTTGTGATTGATAGTTTTTCGTAGATTGAACTACTTGATCTATTTGCCATTTTATTTGTTTATAAATTGGGCGTAAGGATTGATAGGAATTACTGGTTGTGTAAGTAACCATATAGATGTTTCATTTTCTTCTCCACTAGATGATATTGGACCTAAACTCACACCAGAATTTTTAAGTGTACTTGGTGAAATAATCTGTGCGGAAGTAATGTTAGTGCTTGTAGTAGTTGTAGTTGTAGATGTGGAAGTTCTTTTTTTCTTTTTCAGGTTATTATATTCTTTTATAATCATCTTTCGGAGACGATCGCCTCCACTACTCAAATCCTTACTTAAGTCAACATTTGGATCGGACTCATATAATTTATCTAAGTCCCACCTTTGAGGTTTTCCTGGAAGATGTCCCCTTCGTGTTGCATATCTTTCCCATTCACCATGTGTTCTCACATTATTTCTAATGTTTGCCTCACTCCATCCCCAATCAACAGCAAGTTTTGCTGCTTCCAGTACCATTTTTTGTATTTGGATGTCTTTAACTGGATAACTACCGAAATTATTTTCGGTTGCTCCTGCCATTGCAGCAACACTTAAACCTACAGAATTATCATTTCCTCCTCCAGTATGAGAGTACTTATCTTGATCATATGGAGTATGACGAACAACAGTTCCATCCCCCAATACTATTGAGTGATATGCACTAGCAGCATCATTATAACCACCTGCACTCCAATGTAAAAATATTCTTCTACCAGACTTACCCTTTCCCGGAGTATATGGGATACTACTTTGTGGTCCACCTCCAGATCCTGAAGAGTGATCATTTCGTCTATTACTATCCTCCGGAAACTGTGAGTCTTCTTCAGTAGACCCAGAAGTAGGAATATCTCTTGCAGATCTTGTTGCTTCATATTTTTCATATCTTTTCCTTTCTTCCGGAGTAAATTGTTTGGGAGTAAAAATACCAGTTCTTTGACTTATCTCACCTTCAACCCCATCTTTCTTGGCAAGAGTTGTTTTTCCCCCCATCAATTTATCTACTTTAGCAATAAGTTTATCAAGTTCATCATATGCTTTTTCTACTTCTTTAAGTGCTCCTCCGATTAATTTTCCATCATCACTAAATTTTGCAATATTATCAAATGCACCTTCCTTTCCAGATGGTCCAGTAAAAGAATCAAATAACCCAACAATACCATCTTTTATATTAGATAAAATTCCAACAACAGAATTTATCGTTTCTTTATGTTTTTCTTTAAATTCTTCCACTTTCTTTATAATACCAGGAAGAGCATTTACTAAAAATCCTCCTAATAATAATATACCAAAATTAAAAATCTTATCAAAAATACTCATAGGAGTTTTGGCAACTTCTGCAACTCCAGTTAGAGGTGATTTAAGTGATTTTTTTTCTATTTTCTTTTCTTTGTTTAATTTTTTAGTCGATTCTTTTTTCTCATACTCTAATCTTTTATTTTTCTTTCTCAACTTAATATAATCCTTATTAGATTTCTTGAGAAAACTATTGATATTCGTTATATTAATTTTAAGTTGTTTTACTTGATTTTCCATATTTTATACATATATCCCATAAATTCCTGGTGTTTCATTTCTCATAGAATCTAATATGTTTCTAGAAGATATTGTTGGAACTGAAGGAGCAGGAGAAGGAGAAGATGTAGAGCCTTCTCCACCCATAGGTACTGTAATCGGAGGAAGATCCATTGTTTGAATATTTACTTTTCTATTTCTTTTAGGATTGTTAGAAATCATATTATATATTTTTTCAGTTCTCATATTATTGATAATAGAACCATCAATATTTGGGGAGAATAATTCTGGACCTTTTTCACCTACAAGATATGTCCTTCCTGCCATTACAGGACCACCCATTGCTCTTGGTTCTATGTTGGCATATTGTGGAAGAATAGTTTTAAGAATCTTATCATTATATTGTTTTCTAACTTTATCTCTTTCAAGTTGCCTCAAATTTGAAGTTTGGTTCAACCCTTCTTTTGCAGTACCTGTCGATCCTTGGGATTCTACTTTAGATGCTGCTTTTTCCATATCAGCCTCCATTTGAGACTTCAAACTTTTTAATTGTTCTCTTTTTACTATAACATCATCAACAATTGCTTGTTGTTCTGGAGTCAAGTCATAAGACGCCCTAAAACCGGTTGCTTCTGTGCCTTTGACATATCCGCGTGGCGAACCAAAAAATGGTTTCTCAATACCAAGACCAGCATCGGCTAACCTCGCATCCAAAACATCATGTGCCTTATTAAAAGATTGTCCTCCAGTAACTCCTCCACGAACAGACTTGTAAAGAGCTTCTCCTGCTTTAAATGCAAGAATACCAACACCAACAGCTAAAAGTGCTTTCCAAAATAATGGGTTCATGAATAATCCTTTAAGAAGAAAAAGTGATGCTTTCAGAACACCAAGTCCTGCAAGAAGAGATGCACCTATCTTTAAAGCAGCAAAGGTTGCCAATATTTTTGCAAATAATTTCCAATTTTGTGTCAATATATTGAAAAACTTTTGCAGTTTTTTCTGATTTTCTTCTTTAGATAACCAACCAAATACTGCATTAGTTAAAAATCCTGCAGCAAGAAATCCAAGAAATGCTAATATTTTATCAAAAAATCCTTTGACTGGTGATAATATTTTTGATGTTGTTTTAACTAATGCACTTCCTATTCTTTTTGCACTTTCTAAAGCACCTTCTTCCATTCCAAATCTTTTTTTGGACTTCTCTTTCTTTATAGTTTGTTGCTTTTGTTTCTCTTCATTTGCAAGATTGCTAAAATGCTGTTCAAGTTGTTTTTGTATATCTACTAGAATTTTATTTGTTTCTAAAAGAATGCTATTAAAGTTATTTTTACTTTCCGTTTTTGTTTCTTTATCTTCAGGTTCTT